TTCATTTGCAGAATTAATTTCCCATACGAAAAGGGCTTATCATGAAATCAAAGGAATCAAAGGAATCAAAAAAGCTCGAAATTGTCTATCTTTCCGCCTCTGCCCTCGTGAAGCTCCCCGGCAATCCCCGGAGGGATAAAGATCCGAAGGCCATAGAGAAACTTTCCAAGCTGATTCGGCTACATGGCTTTCAGAATCCCCTCCAGGTCTTTCGGGAGAACGGCAAATATACCATCCTCTGTGGCAACCATCGCTTTGACGCTGGCCTTTCCCTCGGCATGAAGGAATTCCCCTGCCTTGTCTATACCGGCGACAAGAAGGCTGCTCTTGCGCGGGCTATTTCTGACAACCGCTCAAATGAGTGGACGGAGTGGGATATGCCCATCCTGAAAGAGCTTTTCATCGACCTCGATACCGGCGACTTCGATATCCACTTGACCGGCTTCAATTCCCATGAACTTGAGTTGATGATGACGGCGGTACACCAAGAGGAGCCGGACCGATCATTGATGGATAAGGTTTTCAACGCGGGCAAGGGGCAGGATGAAAGCGGGGGTGGTCAATCAGACGGATCGGCCGCTGACAAATTCCCCATAACCTTCATCCTCGATCAAGCCGAATGGGAGGCGTGGGTAATGGTCAAGGGCCGCCTAAAGGTTAAAGACGACAAATCCGCGTTTTTGAAACTCATTGGAGGGAAAAGTAATGCTTGAAAGATTCATCGGAGCGTATCTATTTCAGCCGGCGGCGTTTGACTATTCATCCGACACCTGCCGGAACGGTTGCGCCTACTGCTTCGCCAATATCAACCAGGCGGAGCGATCCGGGAACCTTCAGGGCGCGATCAAGAAATTTTACAAGCAGGAAATAACGACTTACGATGATTTGCTCTTGCGGGATGGGTATCCGATCTGCATATCGAACCGATCAGACCCGTTCACGCCGCGCAACTGGCGGGATACCGTCGCCCTTTGCCAACACCTTGTGAACATCCCGAACGGTGTCTATCTGCAAACCAAGTGCGGCCCCGGCATGGATGAAGCCCTTGACATCTTGGGCGACAAAAGGCCGGTGGTCTATATCACTGTGACCACGATCCGGGATGACATCGCCGCCGTGATCGAACCAGGAGCCCCGCCGCCTTCCGAACGGTTACGGATTGCCAAGGATCTTCACCGGCGGGGGTATCTCGTTTTGATCGCCGTCAATCCCTGTGCTGAGCAGTGGATGCCCCCCGGCGATCTCGAAGCCCCCTGTGATGACTTGAAGGCATCTGATATCCGCCATATCGTTATCGAAATGCTCGACATGAGCAAGCAGCGCCTGAAGGTGCTTACACAGTCCCGCATTGCCCGCATGGGTGCGGCTCTGGATGATTGCCGGACGGGGCGCGTCCAGATGTATGTCCGGGAATGTGTTCAATATCTTATCAAGTCCGGGATGATCGTTTGCAAGAAAGGAATGCCGTTCCGGTCCTCGTTCTTCGATGACATCAAATCCCGCCTGGGCAAGACCATGCCGACGCATCAAGACTTTGTGAACTATTGCTTTGACCGGAAGAAAAGCGGGCCGGTGACGTTTGATGAATTCGATCAGGTGATCCGGGGCGGGCGGGGCGGCGTGTTCGATGTTTCGATCAAGGGCAGCGCGATCCGGGATTATCTCTTACGGGCCGGGTTCATCTCCTGGAAGGCCAATCAGCGCGTCCCGACGCACCGCGACCTTTTGCGGATCGTCTGGAACGATCCCCGGCACCGGATCAGCATTCAAAAGCATTGCTTGTTCAGACTCACAGATCAAAAAGACCCCGAAGGTAATGCCGTCCTATGGTTCGACGGCAAAGCGGACCTCGGCCAGAAAAAGGAGGTGATCCGGCTATGAGAACCGAATGGGGTGGGTCGTGGTACTAACCACGAAAAAGCCGGGGGTGTTGAGCCCCCGGCACCTTCAAACAAGGACTAACAATGCAGAACGGAACCACAGAGGCAACAAACGACAGCGGTAAACGCCCCGAGCGCGTCTTTCCCGGACCAGGCATAGAGGCGGGCGGATGGATGTTTGCATTTGTCCGGCGTGGGGGCGATATGTACCCGCCACTCCTCCGGCGTCCCCTCGATCCGGGTGATCTGGTAGAGGGTGCCGTTGATTTTCGCTTCTGTGGGCGTTTTGGCCGCGAAATATCGATCCTTCCGGGGGTTGCGGCGGGTGGCGATCATTCGTTTTTTGCCCGCCCGGACCAGGGCGAACACATCCGGCGGCAGGGCGATGGTGAGAGGGGTCATGGTTTTACCGCCCATTTCATACTTTTGCAATTCGGGCATTGCTTTGGGTTGGCCGTTTTCGGAATCCACCCATATCCGCACTTGACGCACAGGCAATGCTTATCGGCTACCGCGTCAAGCTCTTTTTCCGCCTGTTTTGCCGATGCCTCAACAACACCCGGCCCGACGGCAGCCGCCGCCTCATGGGTGATCTTGTACCATTCCCCGAGCGTTTTCGACGCCTCAAGGCGGGAGACGACATCATTAAGGCCATCCGCGAGCAGCATCTTTTTGACCCATTCCCGGCGGGACTTATTGCCCCACTCATACAGTGCATCATATGATTTCCGCGTCCACCCCATGATAATGCTCCTTTCTGCCCCTATCGGGGCGGTAAAATTACGACCGGCAATCTCCATAACAGACTGTCCCGCAATGAGGGCACAGGTGCTTATCTATAGCGTAAGGGGCGGACGGGTTGCGGATCGCCTCCAGATCCCGCTCAAAACGCGCCTTGCTCTCTGCCTCTCTCTCTGCCTCGCAGATATTGTAATGCTCGCGGGTATCGATCATCATCTGATCCGTCACAACCTCCGTGCCAATGTAATCAGGCTTACAGAGGGGGCGATATACGGCATGATACCCAATCTTACCCATCGTGTTATCCGGCAGTCCGTAGGCGTCGCATCGATACCAGACATAACCGGGGCTTGTCAGCTCGCTCGTCATAATCCGTCCGTCATGCGTCATCTTATCCATTATCTGATCCTCCTCGGGCTATTTGCTCTGTTGGCCGTAATCTATATTATTATTATTATTATGTCAAGGATTATTTTGCACCGTAAGGTATTGAAATGATTGATATTGTAAAAATAATTGCCAGAATAGAACGGATGTTCTGCGGGAAAAGGTGAAAATATGGCCAGAGGCGGCTATCGCCCCGGCAGTGGGCGGAAAAAAGGGAGCAAGACCAAGAATAAATCCCAGGCGACGGTTGAGCGCGAGCAGATACGCGCCCTTTTGGCGACCGGGATCAAGGCGAAGGCGAAAATCTATCAGGATTTTTTGATCCGCTTAGGAGACAAGGAACAAAAACAGCCTTTAACTTTGCAGGAAAAGAACCTCATGCAGAAGCTGGGCGCGGAGCTCGCCGAAGCAGTGGAAGAGGGAAAGCAGGCGCGGGATATTTCCGAATCCGATCCCCTGGAATACATGCTTGATGTTATGAGGGACCCGAAGGCGGATCAGGAAACGAGACTTAGGGCGGCGTCGCTGGCGGCTCCATACATCCATCCCCGCAAGGGCGAAGGCGCGGGGAAGAAGGAAGAGAAAAATGAGAGGGCGAAAAGTGCTGGCAAGGGTCGTTTTCGCGCTTCTGCCCCACCCCAGTTAAAGGTGGTAGGGAATGAGAATAAACCTTGACAATATGTTACCATTAGTAATATACTTGCAGTCAAGAAAGGGGTATGAATATGCCAATAAAAATCTTGAAGTGCAAGAGGTGCAACCATGAATGGGCAAGCAAAAACGCAGGAGCCGTCCGGGTGTGTCCAAAGTGCAAAAGTCCATACTGGAACCGGGAAAAGATGCACAAAATGCGGAGCAGTAAAGCCATGTAGTGAGTTTTCCGCAATGGCCGCAAATAAGAATGATGGCCTGGCGTGGAACTGCAAGGCTTGTGCGGCAAAGAGTTACGCCCTATGGCGCGCAGCTAATAGGGAAAGAGTGAAATTAAGTAAGGCAGCATATGAGGCGAAAAACAGAGAACGGGTGAAAGCCTCGCATGCGGCTTGGCGCAAAGCAAATATAGAACATGTAAAGGCGAGCACCGCCGAATATCGGGCGCTCCATCGTGAAGATGCAAAGGCACGATCAGTCGCGTGGAGAGCAAAGAACACAGAAAGATCCAGGTCCGGCGTAAAAGCCTGGCGGGCGGCAAATCCAGAAAAGGTCAAAAAGATATTAAGTACATGGAAGGAAGAAAATCCATACGCAAGACGAATATATGAGCAGAATAGGGAGGCATATAAACGCGCTAGAGGGAAACTCTCTAAGGGAATTGTGGAGATATTATTCAAGAGACAGCACGGTAGATGCGCATGTTGCGGCGAGAAGCTCGGTAAAGACTATCAACTGGACCACATCATGCCACTTGCATTAGGCGGCGCAAACATCGATTCAAATGTACAGCTTCTAAAAAAACGATGCAATCAACAAAAGAATAAAAAACATCCGATTGAGTTTATGCGAGAGCGTGGCTTCCTACTTTAATAAAAGGGGCAACAGATGGAACCAGTGTGGACTACAAAATGCTTAGACTGGGAGTCAAAGATAATCGAGGGACGATCGCTTATACCTCCCCCCGTTTTCCCCGCTGAAGCCGAAAGTGCCCTTGCCCAATTCGAGGAGATGAGGCTTGTGGACGTACAAAACCGTCCAACTATCGGAGAGATCGGGCGGCAATGGGTTTTCGATTTTGTGAAGTTGATCTTTGGTGCTTATGATGTTGATTCGGGCAGACGATTAATATCTGAATTTTTCTTGTTAATTAGCAAAAAAAATTCCAAAAGCAGCACAGCCGCACTTTTGATGCTCACGGCCCTGATCCGTAACTGGCGGGACTCCGCCGAATTTCTTATTCTTTCTCCGACCGTTGAGGTCGCGGCGAATTCATTCCTTCCTGCTCGTGATGCTGTCAAAGCCGACCCGGAATTAAGTGATTTGCTACACATACAAGAACATATTAGAACCATTACTCACCGCGGAACCGGAGCATTTCTTAAAGTCGTAGCCGCTGATAATGAGACGGTGGGCGGGAAAAAAGCAACTGGCGTCCTGATAGATGAGCTATGGTTATTCGGTAAACGCCCGAATGCGGAGAATATGCTGCGGGAAGCATGTGGCGGATTAGCATCCAGGCCAGAAGGATTCATAATCTACCTCAGTACCCAGAGCGATGAGGCCCCAGCTGGTATTTTCAAGCAAAAACTTGATTACGCTAGAGGCGTGCGCGATGGTCGAATAGACGATAATCATTTTGCCCCAATCATTTATGAATTTCCAAAAAAGATGTTGGATGAAAAGGCATATCTTAACCCCAAGTATTTTTATATTACCAATCCGAATCTTTCTGCCTCGGTTGATGAGGAGTTCATTTTGCGAGAATTTAAGAAAGCCGAGAATGACGGCCATGAGTCCATGCAGGGCTTTCTTGCAAAACATCTCAACGTCGAAATGGGCATGAACCTCAAAACCCAGCGATGGGCGGGCGCCGACTTTTGGGAAGCCGCAGCGGGGGAAGTGACGCTTGATCTGATCCTTGAACGCTGTGATGTGATTGAGATCGGCGGCGACGGCGGCGGCCTGGACGACCTCCTGGGCATGACCATCCTTGGCCGTGAAGCTGAAACCGGCTTATGGTTCTGGCACTCCCGCGCATGGGCGCATAAGATCGCCCTTGAACGGCGGAAATCAGAGGCCCCGAAGTATCAGGACTTTGCGAAGGACGGCGATTTGATTATTGTTGACTGCATAGGGGAGGACGTGAAGCAGTTCGGAGACATCGTCCGGAAGTGTGACGCTTCGGGGCTCCTGGATCGGATCGGCGTGGACCCGTCCGGGATCGGTGCCATAGTCGATGAATTGGAAAACGGAGACGAAAACGGGGAAGGCAAGATCGATCATGACCGCATCGTCGGCATTTCTCAGGGCTGGAGATTAAACAGCGCGATCAAGACGACAGAGCGCAAGGTTGCGGCCCAGGAGATCATCCACGACGGCAGCCGCATGATGGCATGGTGTGTCGGAAATGCCAGAGTAGAGCCGAAAGGAAACGCGATCCTGATCACAAAGCAGGCATCGGGGACCGGGAAGATCGATCCGCTGATGGCAGGATTCTCGGCGGTGGCCCTTATGGCGATGAATCCGGAGGCGCGGCTTAGGAGATCCGAATTTGACGGACTCACCGTTGACGAAATCAAGGCGAGGATTGCGATATGACCACCCTTCCCGACAAGGAATTGTTACGGCCCGATGAGGTGGCGGCATATTTAGGTGTGGACCGAAAGACCGTATATCTTTGGGTGCAGTTAGGGAAACTGGAAGCAGTAAAGTATGAGCGGCTTATTCGCATTCCCCGTGAAGCGGTGATAAAAAAAGGGGAACCCGCAGCGATAAGCCAAAAACTGTCACTTTAGTTTACTCTATACCATTGCAGTAAATCTATTTAATCTGTCACAATCCCATCAAAAGAGCAACTCCGTATTTTTGACAGAAACTTTCGGAAAGTGAGCGCGGCATGAGGTAAATGGGCCTTGTTTCGGTACTTGAAACGCTTAGATCCCGGATCAGTGCGGCATGGGCGGCGCTGGCTTCCGGGGTTTTTGCTTTATGGAAAGCCTTCGACATCAGGGACCTCCTCGTTTACGGCGGGCTTCTCTCTATCGGCTATGGCCTTTATCAGCTTTTCCCCTGGCTCGGCTGGACCGTGTTCGGCCTTATCTCCATGCTTCTCGGCCTGGGCTGGCTCTTTAGGGTGAGGAAATAATGGGCAGCATTGCGAATCTTGAAAAACGGATGGCGCTCGGGGCGATAGATGATAGCTACTATACCCCAGGAGGGTACTTTTACGGCGGCGTCGGCCCACAAACGAAATCCGGGGCCGCAGTCTCCGAATTCAGCGCCATGCAGCTCTCGGTCGTCTGGGCGTGCAGAAAGATGCTATCAGAAGACTCCGCCTCTCTCCCCCTTGACCTTTTCAGGCGGCGCAAGAGCGGACCCGGCAGAGATAAAGCCTATGCCGATGATCGTTATTATCTCCTCCACAGTCAACCGAATCCCGAAATGAGCGCGATGGTTTTCCGGGAGGCTTACGCGGCGCACCTTGTATCCTGGGGGAACGCGTATGCGGAGAAGGAAACGGCGGGCGGAAGGATCAACAGGCTCCTCGCCCTCTGGCCGATCACACCGAACCGCGTCACCGTCAAACGGGATGAAAAGAAAAGGCTGATCTACCAGGTGAGCATGGCCGGAACCAGTCTTCCAAGCGTGGTCTTGACGAAAGAAAAGGTGCTCCATACCCCCGGCCTGAGCTGGAACGGCCTGATTGGATACTCGCCTATCGCGGCGGCGCGGGAAGCTATCGGCCTTGGCATGGCCCTGGAGGAGTTCGGGGAGCGGTATTTCGGGGAAGGTCTCCATCCGGGCGCGGTTATAACCCACGAAAACCCAATCAAAGACATTGCGAATACCAGACAGGCATTTAATGAAGTCTACGGCAGCCTGGGGAAGGCTCACCGGCTGATGCTCCTCGAAGCCGGAATGAAATTCGAGAAGGTCGGCATTCCGCCCGAAGATTCTCAATTTCTCGAAACCCGCAAGTTTCAAAACATCGAAATCGGCACCCGGATCTACCGTTTCCCGCCCCAGATGTACGGGGAATTCGACAAATCCTCTACCTATGCCAGCGCGGAGCAGTTTGATCTTGATTACACGACCAAAACCCTCCGTCCCTGGCTCGTGAGACTTGAACAATCCTACAATATGTCCCTTTTGGACCCATCAGAGCGGGGGGAATACTTTTTCGAGCATAACATGGAAGGTCTTAATCGGGGCGATATCAAAACCCGGTATGAGGCTTATGTCTATGGCAAGCGCAACGGCTTCCTGAATGCGGACGAGATCCGGGAAAAGGAAAACATGAATCCAATCCCGGACGGCAAGGGGCAGGAATACATCGTGGAAAAGAACATGATCGGGGTGGGCGACCTGGGGAAAGACCTGAACGGAGCGGGAAATGCAGCCCAGGTATGAAAAAGCCATTCCGCCGAAGAATTATGAAACACGGAAAGGAAAGAAGAAAGAGCCGGAAGACGGCAAAGGGGGCAAGCCATGCCGGAAAAAGAAATAAGAAGTTTCCCGATTGAACTCAGGAAAGACGGCGAGGGCGTGAAGCTCGCCGGGATGCCTATCGTTTACGGGAAAAAGTCGGAAGATATGGGATTTATCGAATACATCGATGCCGGGGCCGCTAAAAAGGCGCTCAAAAAGTCCGATGTTCGCGCTCTGTACGGCCACAATAGCGACACCCTTCTCCCTATCGGCCGGCAGTCGGCCAAAACTCTCAGGCTGAAAGAGATAGACGGTGGCGTTGACGCTGAAATCGATCCCCCGAAACGGAATCCCTTTGTTGACGCCCTTATTGAATCCATCGAACGCGGGGATATCCGTGAAATGTCGTTCGGGTTTTCAGTTGCAAAGGATGAATGGACCTATCCCAAAAACAACAAAGATCCGGTTGTGAGGCACATTATCGAATTCGAGCAGATCTACGACATCAGCTATGTCGCCTTCGCGGCTTATAACGACACCTCCGTTGCACTCCGGAAAATGGAAGAGGGAAGAAAAAACATCCCGCCTGAAGGCGGTGAAAATATAGCGGACCCGGCGATCATGAACGGCCTCTATCGGGCAAGACATGAACAAATGAGATTAAAAATCAACGAACAGCAGGAGGTAAGAAAATGAATCCCTATCAAAAGCGCATGAAGGATGCCCTTGATAAGATGGAGGCTATTCTAGCAAAGGCCGAAGGCGAAAAAAGGGCAATGACCGCGGAGGAACTGACCGAGCGGGAATCACTAATGGCGGCATACAAGGCGGCAGATGCCGAATGGAAGTCAGTTGAGGCCGAAAAGGAACTCCGCCGGCAAGCATACGGAGAAGGGTCCGGCGCCCTAACCATCGAAGGCGATCCGGCCCACCCCATCACCGGACCCGATCAGCCGATTTATCGGGGATCACCGGCGACCATGCTGGGCGAACAGCTCATGGACATCCGGACGATCTACGATCCGACGCATTTCAGCAATGTGGAGATCCAGGCGGCTCGGTCGCGGGTGGAGCAGTCGCAAAAGCGGAGTTACGAAAAGTTGGCGAAGCAGCTTGAAAAGGAAGGTCGTGCCGCAACTTCCGGCGGAATGACCGTAGCTGCACCAAACGAGGGCGGGATTTTCCTCCAGGGCGAGACATCGGTTGAACTCATGACCAATGGGTTCAATAACTCGGAAATTCTTCCCCGGACGGCCAAGCGGACTCTCACGGCGACGCAGTACGTGAAAATCATCGGGATCGATGAGAAATCAAGGGTGGCCGGTTCTCGCGGCGGCGGAATCCGGGTTTATACCAACAAGGAACTCGGGGAATACACGTCAAGCAAAACCAAGTTCAAGGAAATCAAGGTCGAACCTCAGAAGTTGACCGGACTTTTCCCCGCGACGGATGAGATGTTAAACAACGTAACCTTCCTCGGGCAAGAGGTGCGGCAGCTCTTCGGTGAGGAGTTCGCCTTCAAGTGCCAGGATCTTGTTGTCCGTGGTACAGGCGCGGGCGAAGCCATGGGAATTCTCAACGCCGATTGTCTCGTGACGGTCGCAAAAGAAACCAATCAGGCGGCGAAGACCATCAAAACCCAGAACCTTTCAAAGATGTGGTCACGGTTCACCGGGCGCAGACAAAATGCGGTATGGCTCATCAATCGCGACTGCAACCCGGAACTGGACGCTCTTTCGATCACAGCCGGGACCGCAGCCCTTGAACCGCGTTTTGTCACCTACGACGCCCAGGGAATCCTGAGAATCAAGGGCGCACCTGTAATTGAAATCGAGCAGTGCGAAACCCTCGGGACCGTCGGTGACATCATCCTGGCCGATTGGAGTCAGTATGTTTGCGCCGACAAGGGAGACATCCAGGAGGCCATGAGCATCCATGTCGATTTCGTTTATGGGCAGCAACTTTTCCGCTTCACCTATTATTTCGACGGTCAACCCCGGTGGTCTTCGGCAATCACGCCGTATAAGGGACAGAACACGCTTTCCCCCATGGTCGTTCTGGCGAGCAGGGCCTAACCTATAACCCAAGGCCGGGGAAACCCGGAGAGATAAGGAGGACAAAACCATGCAAGGATTCATGAAAGACTTTGTGGTGGTGCCGCTGACCTGGCCGGATGCCGACCAGACGAGCACCATTTCATCGGACATCATCAGCCTGAAAAATTATAGGCACGTTGACTTTGTAATCAAGGTGGGGACGGCAATCGGAAAGGCTGCGGCGGTGACGCTCAACAAGAGCGCAGCGGTGGCGGCGGCCACGGTCGCCCTGGCCTTCACCCGGTATTACAGTACGGGCTTCCGGCTGAAATACACCACACCGTCCGTGAGCACTCCGGCGGCGAAAGACGAAACCATTTTGGGCGGCAGCGGCTCGGGCAGGGGAACGATCTACCTGGACACCGGAACGGAACTGATCTGCCATAGTTACAATGAGACGACCTTCGTTGATGGCGAAACCGTGACCTGCTCCGGCGGGAAAACCGTAGTCGCGAGTGGTATCCAGATCGATGAGGACATCATGATCCCCCGGACGGCGGCTAGTAATACCTTCGATCTCGCGGCGGTGGCGAAAAAGCAGTACATCATCCCGATTGACGCTGCGGATCTCCTCGACGGGTATGACTGTGCTCAGGTGGAAATCGCTGACTGCGATACGGCGACTTACATCACCATCGATGCCATTCTCAGCTCTCCCCATTACATGGATGAGATCGCGAAAACGGCATTGTACGACTAACCCGAATGGGCGGCGCTTGTAAGGGCCGCCTTGTTAAAAGGAGGATTTACCATGAAGAAGCTGCTTTTGATCGCCGCCCTCATAGTGGCGTTGTTTGTCCCTTTTCCGGGATGGGCGGCAGAGCTGAACAATATCACCAGCGCCGGGGTTGACGGGAACCTTGTCTTTTATGACAAGTCCGGGAACGCGATCATGACCCTGGACGCGGCGAACAGAAAACTGTCTTTCCCGTCCGGGAGTCTCTTGGAAACTCTCGGCACGACCATCACGCTCCGGAACGTCTCTTATACGCTTCCGGCGAATAATGGCGATGCCTCTCAGTACCTTCAGACGGACGGGAGCGGCGTTCTGTCCTGGGCGGCCGGGAGCGCGTCAACAACGGCCTGGGATGACATCGGCGATCCGGATGCGGATGGAACCGTAGCATTCGGGAACACCAAACAGACCATTTCGAGCACCTTGAACGCTGCGGGCGCGGTCGTCACCATAACAAACACGACAGCGGACCTGGGGGCGGATGTCAGTTTCATCGATCTTAAATACACTGATGACGGCGACTCTAACGGGTATTTCATCCGGGCCTATGACAATGCCGGGGCCGCCCTGAAGTTTTCCGTCGGGCCGGATGGGGCGGTCACGATTGCCGGAACCGCTGAGGGGACGGACGCGCTCACGATCACGGGCGGGGACATTACACTTACCGACGGCGACCTCACGCTTTCAAGCGGCGATCTGTCTGTCACCGGAAACTTTACTCTCACCGGATCATTTTATCAGAGCGCAATCGCGGCGGCGGCGGCAGGCAATGTCAATTTGACCGTTGACGCAGCGGGGAACGGAACCATCACCATCGGCGGGACTTCGACCGGGAATACGATCTTTCCGGGGGTTGCGGTTTTCAACGGCAATGTCGATATCGGCAACGCGGCGACCGACACACTTTCAATCACTTCGATCATCGATTCCAATGTCACCCTGGATGATGGGGCTACGGACTCCCCGTCTTTCATTCTCAAAGATGCTACGGACGAAACCGCCACCTTCGTCAAAAAGGACGGCGCGAATCTCCAACTCACGACTACGGCGACGGAAGGGCTCCAGGTGATAACCGGGAACCTCTGGGTAGGCAATGGTTCACCAGGAACGGCGGCCATGGACGGGGAAGATTTTTATGTCAATGGCGATTCCGAATTTGACGGCTCGGTCCAACTTGACGGGGCGGTGACTTTTGCGGGGACGGTAGCAGTCAACGGCGCTCCTACCATTACAAATGTCGAGGCGTCCTACACCACAAACGCCGATGATCAATTCGCCTTTGCCCGGAACCAGGGGACCACGACAAAGCCTCTGGTAGCCATTACCACGAGCGCGGCGGCTGACGATGCGGCGGCCCTGGCAGTTACCAGCGGGGCGACCGGGGCAGTGGATGCGGCGACAATCAGCAACGCGGGAACAGCAGCGGGCCTGCATGTTACCAGCACAGCGGCGGGGGGAGTAGGGATCGACATTGACGTTGCCAACTCTGCGACCGGGCGGGTCTTTTATGCCGATCTCGGGCCGTGGCTCGGAACAGCCGATCAAGGGGCGCTTGAACTTGTCTCCGATTCAGCGGCCACCATTGCAGCGGGGCAACTCCTCAGACTCAATCAGCAGGGCAGCGGCCAACACGCGGCGGCCATTGACGGATCGGTTGTCTATGTCGCCGATGCGGCGACGGCTCCGGGTGCGGGAACTTCTTACGCCGTGAAAATTGCCCCGACGAATATCGCATCACTTCATGCCACCACGGCGGCGCAGTTTGATACCACTGTTACGGCAACGGGCCTGATCACGGCCAACGGCGGAATGGCGATCAATGAGGACGTCGCCGTCACGTTTGACGCTCATGATGAAGAGATTGTCGTTGATGCTTCCGACACGGATTATGCGGCGGCATCCGCAGTTATGCAAATCAAAGGATCGGCAGGCGCAGGACAGACAAACTCTTCTTATCTCCTCGCCCTGGATCGCAACGCGCACGGGGATGGACAGGATAATTTCATCATCATGCGCGACAACGCCTATGCTGACACTCAGTTCAAGGTGGATTCAGGCGGTGCGACAACGATAGCCGGGCTTCTGACGGCTTCCGGCGGCGCGACGGTAACCGGCGCGACAAATCTGACGGCAGCGGTTCTTTCCGGGGCCTCTCCGCTTCTTTTGGACGGCAACACGGCGGACGGGACGAACAGACTCACCATCGCATTGGCTGATCCAACGGCAGCCCGAACGCTGACCCTTCCCGACGCGACC